ACGCAAGCGGGATCTTCTCGCTTACCTGATGGCGTGGCAGACGCACCACGCCCGCGAGCGCGACGAGGCGCTGCGGCTGCAGCTGAGAATGGAGCGCCTCGAGGCGGCGATTGCAAAGATCGGCCCGCCGAAGCAGGAAGAACTGATCGCGGAGCTGGAGAGGCTGCGCCGTGAGGCACATATACCGCCGACCGTTTGATTACCCGCAGCACCGGCAGGAGTTCAACCTCTGGGCGCTGCAGGCGCAGCTCGAGGCAGGCACCGCCACCGCGAGCCTGACGACCTACGGCGCGACGATCACCGGGACGGCGCCGATCCCGACGCAGCTGTCGCGCTCCATGCGCTTCAGCAGTGCCGGCGTCTACCGCAACCGCTGGCCGTATGCGCAGATCAACGCGCGCGTTTTCTTGATCTACACCGACTCGGAATCAATCAGCGCGGAGCGAGCGACTGGAGCGTTCGCGACTTACTCATCGACGGTGCAGCTCGGCAGCACCTCGGGCGCGACGATCAACGCCGGAGTGGCGTCGGGAACATTCGCGACCTTTGACGCGACGATCACGGGCGGCAGGCGCGACCCGCTCGAGGACGCTGTGGGCTCGCTGCAGACCTACGTCGCCGAGGTGACACGCATCGCAGGGCTAGGGGTGAGTCGCTCGGGGCACGTCTCCGTGGCCTCCACCGGGCCGTATACGAGAGGCTCAAGCCGCGGACGCCCTGCGCGTCGGCCGCCGCCGCCGATTGGAACCATCACCAAACTGAAGTAGGCCGACCAACCCGAAAGGGAGTCGGATCGCCGTGATTAAAAACCGACACACTGCCGGAGCGCCGAAGGGCAACCGCAACGCCGCGAAGGACCGCTGGTTTCGCGCCGCGATCCTTGACGAGCTGGGCTCGACCCCCGAGAAGCGCCACGCCAAGCTGCGGATCATCGCCAGGCGCTTTCTGGTCGCCGCGCTCGAGGGCCCGATGGACGGCGAAGGGTACAAGGCGATCGTGGAACTCTGGGACCGCCTCGACGGCAAGGCCGCCCAGGCGCATCACATCGGAGACGCGGAGGGCAATGCCCTTCCGCCGTTTGTATGGCCGCTGCCGCAGACGACCTTAGACCAGCCCAAGCCGTAGTCTACGAGCCGCGGGCGGCGTTCCTGCCGTTCCACCTGCGCTCGCAGCGCTGGGCGGTGCTGGTGGCGCATCGACGCGCCGGCAAGACGGTCGCTTGTGTCGCAGAGCTGATTACGCGGGCGCTTGCGACGCCGAAGACCAACGCCCGGTACGCCTACATCGCCCCGTATCGGGAGCAGGCGAAGACCGTGGCGTGGGAGTACCTGAAGCACTACGCGCTGCCCGTGACCGTCGACCCGGAGACCGACTTTCGCGAGTCGGACCTGACGGTGCGACTGTTCAACGGCTCGGTGATCCGGCTGTACGGGGCGGACAACCCGAACGCGCTGCGTGGCATCTACCTCGACGGGGTGGTGCTGGACGAGTTCGCGGACATGCGGCCCGAGCTTTGGCGCACGGTCATCCGGCCGGCGCTGAGTGACCGCAGGGGCTGGGCGGTATTCATCGGGACACCCCGGGGGCGCAACGAGTTCTGGCAGATCTTCGACAACTCGACGCGCGACGAGGCGTGGTTCTCGCTGCTGCTCAAGGCCAGCGAAACGGAGCTGATCGCCGCGGACGAGCTCGCGGATGCGCGCAAGAGCATGACCGCGAACGCGTTCGAGCAGGAGTACGAGTGCTCGTTCGATGCCGCGATCATCGGCGCGATCTACGCGAAGGAGCTGCTCGGGGCGAGGGCGCGCGGGAACATCGGCCGTGTGGCGTATGACCCCACAAAGCTGGTGCATACGGCCTGGGACATCGGCTACGGCGACAGCACGGCAATCTGGTTCTGGCAGCCAATCGACGGCGAGCTGCGGCTGATCGACTACTACGAAGCGAACGGCGAGCCGATCACTAGCTACATGCAGGTGCTCGCAGGCCGGGGCTACAAGTACGACACGCTGTGGATGCCGCACGACGCGGAGAACAAGAGCATCGTGAGCGGCCAGAGCGTGTGCGACATCCTGCGCAAGGCAGGCTTCCGCGTGCGCATGGTCCCGAAGCTCTCGCTCGAGGACGGCATCAACGCCGCGCGCCTGGTGTTCGGCCGGGTGCGCATTGACGAGACGCGCTGCGCCGCCGGGATAGAGGCGCTGCAGCACTACCGGTGGGGCTGGAATGACCGGCTCGATGAGCCCAAGCCCACCCCCATACACGACTGGTCCAGTCATGGCGCCGACGCCTGGCGCTACTTCGCGCTCGCCGCCAAGGCCGAGCCGGAGAAGCGCGAAAAGCCCTTGCGCATCGACACACGCGGAATTGTTTAATGCCTGATCTCGACAAACTGCTCTCAGCGATCGACGCCGCGGAGGAGTACGCCTACGGCGGCACCTCCGAGAGCGAGCTGGCGGACGAGCGCGACCTGGCGATCCGCCTGTACCTCGGCAAGGACGTCGACCCCGCCCCGCCCGGGCGCTCCTCTGTGGTCGATCGGACCACGTTCGAGACCGTGCAGTGGATACTGCCGAGCCTGTGCCGGATCTTCGCCTCGGGCGAGGACATCGTGGAGTTCATCCCGCAGGGCCCCGAGGACGAGGCGGCCGCGAAGCAGGAGGGCGAGTACCTCAACTACCTGGTCACGCAGCGCAACAAGTGGTTCGAGATCTGCAACGAGTGGTTCACCGACGCGCTGCTGACCAAGAACGCCTACTGCTGGGCGTACATCGACAAGACCCGGCACGTCGAGATGGAGCGCTACGAGCGCCAGACGCAGGAAGGCCTTGCGATGCTCATGCAGGGCGAGGGCGTGGAGCTGGTGGGGGCGAACCCCTCGGATGAAACCGGCCAACTGTACGACATCGAGCTGCGGCGCACCAAGGAGCGCCGGCAGCTGGCGTTCCAGGTCCTGCCGCCTGAGCGGGTGAAGGTCTCGCACAACACGCCGAGCTTCAGCCTCCGCGGCTGCGACTACTTCGAGTACTGGGACTACAAGACGATCTCCGCGCTGCGCGCTGAGGGCTACGACGTCGAGGACGACATCCCGGACGACGTCGAGGGCGACGCGCTCGAGGACGATGCTCGGGACCAGTACAACGAGAACACCGCGGCCTCGATCGACCTGCAGGGCGTCTCCAGCCCCGAGATGCGCCGCGTGCGCGTGCGCTGCGTGTGGATACGCCACGACTACGACGAGGACGGCATCGCCGAGCTGCAGTACGTCCTGCGGGTCGGCAGGAAAGTGCTTTATCGCGAGGAGTGCAGCCGCATTCCCGTCTCCTCGATCGTGCCGAACCCGCTGCCGCATCGGCACATCGGGCTGTCGGTTGCCGACCTCACGGGCGACATTCAGCGCATCAAGAGCGCGATCCTGCGCCAGGCGCTCGACAACCTCTACTTCGCGAACAACCCGGCGATCGCGTTCGACAAGAACACGGTGAACCTGGACGACGTGCTGACCTCGCGCCCCGGTCAGCGCATCCGCGTCGATGGCCCCCCGGGGGCATCCTTCCTGCCCGTCACCACGCCGTTCGTGTTCCCCGCCGCGATTGACGCGCTCGGGTTCATGGAACAGATCACCGAGGGGCGCACGGGCGTCAACCGGTACTTCCAAGGCTCGGATCAGAACACGCTGAACAAGACCGCATCGGGTATCCAGCAGCTCTCGACGATGGCCGCCCAGCGCGTCGAACAGGTGGCGCGCATCTTCGCCTCCGGGATCGAGGAGCTGTTCAGCATCGCGCACGAGCTGGTGCTCAAGACCGGCCACCAGGCCGAGGTGGTGCGCCTGCGCGGGCAGTGGGTGAGCGTCGACCCCTCGACGTGGAAGACCCGTAACGACATGCGCATATCGGTCGGCTTCGCCGCGGGCAACAAGGACGCGATGGTCAGTCGGCTGATGATGATTGCGCAGCTGCAGGAGAAGGCGATGGCGGGCGGTCTGCCGATCGTCAACGCCCAGAACCTCTACCAGACTGCGCTCGAGATCACCAAGGCCGCAGACTTCTCTGCCCCCCAGAGGTTCTGGACCGACCCCTCGCAGATGCCGCCCCGCCCGCCGCCGCAGCCTGACGTGACGGTGATGGCCGCCGAGCAGATGCGCTCGCAGACCCTGCTGCAGAAGGCGCAGCTCGACAACCAGACCAAGCTGCAGATCGCAGCCGCGGACCAGCAGACCGAGCTGGTGAAGATCGACGGCGCTGCGGCGTCCGAGGACAAGCGGATCAGCAACAACCCCAAGGTCATCGAGGCGAAGACGCAGGAAACCGAGTCTAAAGCTATGGTTGAATTTGTCGGCACCCTTATGCAGTCGCAGGCGCAGCAGACCGAGACGATCATGCGAGCGCTGCAGGAACTTTCTCAGGCGGTGCGCATGGTCAGCGCGCCGCGTGAAGCCCTGCGCGACGGCGCGGGGCGCATCGTCGGGTCTCGCCCGATCACCGACGGGAACGCGTAACCGTGGCCGATAACGCAACGCTGCCGGCAACTGGCGAGGTTGTCGCGACCGACGACGTCGGCGGCGCTCAGTACCAGCGAATGAAGCTGTCGGACGGCGAGCCAGATTCGGCTGTTCACATGCGCGTCCGCACTGTGCACCCAGTCTTCGGAGACGCCGGCGCGGTCGTTCGGCAGGCGCCGGCCGATATTTGGGCATCGTCGTTTAGCCGAGTCGGCTCGGCGCTCATGGAGACCGAAAAATTTACGCAGCGCCGAGCGGGGACGGGCGTCGGCGTGTCCCAGGCCTCGGGCACCATTTTGCTTACGACCGGCACGACCGCGAACAGCGAATACCTCGCGCGCTCCGTCGCGTCGTGGCGCGGAGCGTTTACTGCGCGTTACAAGACAATCCTCTCGCAACGCATCGCAAACCAGAACTTTGTGATGCTGCTGGCTGACAGTATCGGCGAGGGTTTGTCGACTACGATCAACAGCGCGACGAGCATCACGGTCACAAAAACCGCGCACGGCTTCACGGCGGCAAATGTCGGCCAGTCGATGTACGTCGGCGCGATCACCGGCGCGAACGGCGTGCCGGGGCGCTATGCCATCGCGAGCGTGCCGACGGTTGACACGATCACGTTCACGGTCGCGGGCTGGCCGGCGTCCGGCTCATGCACGGTCGACCTGTTCGGGTGGAATTTTATTCGCGCCGCGTACAGCGGCACGACGGCGACCAACGCCAGCGTGGACGCGCAGCGCAACGGGTGGAACTCGGGCGACACGACGGCGACGATCAACACGACTGCAAGCCCCGGTCATGTGATGCAGGTCTATGCTGACGGGCGGAACGTCAACTGGGCCGACACGCTTGTTGCGTCGGCGACAGCGCCGACGGCGACCTCTCGCGCGTCTCGCATCGAAGGAACCCCGGAAGACGACGCAGAGCTTTACTGGTTCATCTGGCTGTTCAACGGCTCGACAGCACCGGCCTCTACGACGACCTGGACAATCGGCTTTTGTTCCGTCGAAGACAACGCGAACGTCCCGACCTACATCGCCGGAGTGCGGCCACTCGGTTCGCAGGCCGCGCTGCCGGTCTCGCAGGTCGGCACAGCGACCGTAACCTTTACCCAGCCCGCGCTTGTCGCCGGCTCTGCTCTGTTCGGCGACGTCGCCCAACAGTATCGCGGGAGCGCAACGGGCGCGGCGTCGGGCACTCACCTGGTTTCTGCGGCGACGACAAACCCGACCGTCGTCAAAGCAAGCGCGGGGCGCCTTCTCGGCTTCGTGCTGGCGAATAATGCCGCGACGATGGTCTACGTCAAGTTCCACAACCAGACAACGGCGCCGACCGCCGGGACGGGCGTTGTGCGCTCGGTCGGCATCCCGGCGGGCCGCACCATTACGTTCTCCCTTGAAGGCGGCATCGCGTTTTCAACCGGCATCGCGCTCACAACCGTGACCGGCGCTGCAGACGCCAACAACACCGCGGTCGCGCTGAACGACATCGTCGGCGACATTTTCTTTGCGTGACCCGTGAAAGTTCTAATTTCAATTGACACGGTGCTGCATGGCGAGCCTTTGCAGGCCGGCCAGCGCGCGATTGTTTCAGACACAGACGGCGCGTCGCTGATCGCGCTCGGCGCAGCGACGGAACTGATGGAGGACGAGCACGGCGGCTTTGCAGTGCCGATGCAAACGGGGGCGGAATGAGCCTGCTGCTGCTATTCAATCAGGGCGCAGCGACCGAAATCGTCGAGTCGCTGATTGCACACGCCGGCGGGCGGGCAAGTCGCTCGCGCCGCTACTGGGTCGAGATCAACGGGCAGATCGTCTACGTCAACACTCCCGCGGAAGCCCAGCAACTGCTGCGGCAGTTCGAGGAGCGCGCGCCGCGGGAAGCTAGGCGGCAAGCGGACAAGCTGGTTGCGCGGCGGACGGCCTCGGTGCGCAGCCTCGGGCAAGTGGAGCCGGTGCAACTGGCGCCGCCGACCTTGCGCACCAACCTTCCCGAAAGCGACGCGCTGCGGGATGCCCGAGCGCTGATCGAGACCTTGTATCAGAACGCCGCACGCCGCGCGACGGCCGCTCTTGAAGCGGAGCTTCGCCGCTGGCTGCAGGACCAAGACGACGCGCAGACGCTGATTGCGCTGGGAGATCTATGACCGACATCACCGAACAGCTCGAGCGCGCCGCGAACGCCAAGCGCCTGCTCGACAGCCCCGCTCTGCAGGCGGCCTTCGCCGAGGTGCGCGAAGCAATCGTTCACCGCATCGAGCAGTGCCCGATGCGCGACACCGAAGGCGCGGAGAAGCTCCGCATCATGCTCAAGCTCTTGAACGACGTGAGAGCCAACCTGGAAGGGGCAATAAGTGACGGCAAAGTCACCCAGTTCCGCCTCAGCCAGGACGAGCAGGACAAGAAGCGTCGGTTTTCACTTTTCAGGTAACACCTATGCAGACCAGCGACCAGCCCGCACCCGCTGCGGAGTCGCCCAGTATCTCCGACCGTATCGGCGCCCTGTTCGAGGGAGCGCCGCTGCGAAAGGAGAACGCTCCGGCACCACGCGACGACGCCCCCGATCACGATCAACCCTCCGAACCGAGCGATGCAGCACCCGATGACCCGAGCGCCTCTGATGGCGCCCCGGGGGAGTCAACTGCGCCGCAGTACGAGGAAATCGATTACGAGGGCGAACGGTACAGCGTCCCGCCGAAGCTGAAAGACGCCATCCTCCGGCAGTCGGACTACACCAAGAAGACGCAGGAGGTGGCCGAGCAGCGACGTCTGGTGGACTACCAGGCCAAGCAGCTCGCGCTGGCGGAATCCGAGCGCAAGTTTGCCGACCTCGTTCGCGACGAGGTTACGCAAGTGGCAACGCTCGACTCGACGCTGAAGCAGTACGACCAGCTCGACTGGCGGAGCCTCAGCACCGACGAGATGATCCGCTACAAGATGGAGATGGACCAGCTCAAGGAGCGCAAGGGCGCCCTCGAGCGGCAGGTGCAGGGCAAGCACCAGCACTGGTCGGGCGAGGTTCAGCGCGCCCATGCCGACCTTTTGAAGGCAGGCATGGAAGCAGTGCGCAAAGCCATCCCCGGATTCAGCGAGGCGACGGTGCAGGAGATCAAGGATTTCGCCATCTCGGAGGGCTACTCCGCCGAGGAAGTGGGGAACATTCTTGATCCGCGCTACGTCAAGACGCTGTACGAGGCTGCGCAGTACCGCAAGCTCCGCACCAGTGCCCCCGCGGCTCGCGCCGCAGCCCAGAAGGCGGCCCCGATTGGCAAGGTTAACCCTGCCAACCCGATGGCCTCCGACACACGCAATTACCTCAACTACCGCAAGGCGCTCCAGAAAGCAGGCCCGCCGGGATCGCGTCAGCGACAGGCGATTGCCAAGGATCGCATTGCGGACATTTTCGGGAGATAAGACATGGCTATTGTTTCCGGTACTACGTGGACTCGCGCCACGGCCAACTCGCTCACCTACGGGTCGAATGCGAGGGAAGACCTCGAGGACGTCATCTGGGAGCTGGACCCCATGGACACGTGGGCGCTCACCAACCTGGAGAAGGTCAAGGCGACCGCGACCTACCACGAGTGGCTCTCCGACGAGCTGGCCGCCGCGGCTTCCAACCTCGTGCGCGAAGGCGACGACGCGAGCTTCGTGACCGCGACCCCTGCCCGGCGCATGGGCAACTTCATGCAAATCAGCGCGAAGACCTTTATCGTGAGCGACACGCTCGAGGTCGTGGAGAAGGCGGGCCGCAAGACCGAGACCGGTCGCCTCGGCACGAAGCTGCTCAAGGAGCTGAAGCGTGACATGGAGTACGCGCTGGTGCGCAACCAGGCCTCCTCGCTGGGCGCGGACGCGACCGCGCGCGCCTCGGCGGGCATGGAGAGCTGGATCGCCGGTGGGACGGCCACCACGGCGGGCACGCTCGCCAACGTGGTGACCGCGACCACGAACGGGGCCAGCCACACCACGATCGGGTTCGCCTCCAACCAGGTGACCGCCCCGACCGACGGCACCACCGGTGCGCTGACCATCGGTCAGCTCAACGCGGCGCTCGGCGGTTCGTGGGAGGACGGCGGCGATCCGCGGGTGATCCTCGTGGGCGCCCGGCAGAAGAACGTGATCGACAACTTCTCGGGTATCGCGACCCGCTTTGTCGACACCTCGCCGCGCGCGCAGGCGCCGATCGTGGGGGCGGCCAACATGTACGTGTCGAGCTACGGCTCGCCGCACATGGTGGTGCTCTCGCGCTACGTCCGGGACAGCGTCGTGCTGTGCATCGACCCGGACTACTGGGCGGTGGCCTTCCTGCGCAAGCCGCAGATGAAGGACCTCGCCAAGACGGGCGACGCCACGAAGAAGCTGCTGGTGACCGAGTTCGGCCTCGTGTGCCGCAACGAGAAGGCCAGCGCGAAGGTCGTCGGTTGCGCTTGATGTGACCCCTCAATGGGGGCGGGGACTGCACACCCGCCCCTGTTTTTCGCCGTGATCGTCATCGTCGGACATGGCCCGTCGATCAACGTGTGCCTCGGGCACCTCATCGACCGCCACCCCGTCGTGCGTCTCAAGCACGGCCTGACCAAGCATCAACCGCGCGAGCACTTCGGCACGCGCACCGACTACATCTGCGGCCGCTCCGAGCTGTACCGCCCACGGGGCATCCCGTTCTGGCTGTTCAGCGACCGCTCGCCGTGGATCACGTACTACGCGCAGTTCAAGCCGCGACCGTGGAAGCCCTCGCATGGGCTCTCGGCGGTGTTCTGCGCCATCGAATACCTGAAGGCACGCGAGATCGCCCTGATCGGGTTTGACCGCGTGCTGCACCCCTGCGACGAGAACTCGCAGAAGTGGAACGACACCCCGGGCCCGCCGAGACGGTGGGCCCATGACCAGAGAGCCGAGAACGAGTGCCTGCGCTCGCTCGGCGTGACCATCATCGACTTTGCGAGGGAATATGGCTCAGTTCCTGGACTATGACCCGCTGCGCGGCGTCGCCCAGTACGAGGCGCGCACGCAGGGCGGCAACCTGCAGCTGCACTACCGGCAGGACGTCGAACCGATCCTCGAGCTCGCCAAGTACGAGCGGGATCACGGCCTCGGCGATTCGGCCACCAAGAAGCAGGACATTCACCTCTACGCGCGCATCCCGCCCGTGGTGATCCTGAAGCTCAAGTACGAGTACGGCGTCGACATCTTCAACCGCGACCACCTCAAGCGGGCGATGCGACTGATCGACGAGCATTTCCCGTACATCAAGACCACGAACAAGACTCACCGCCTGCGCAACTGACCATGGCGAAGGTGATGCAGGTGCAGCCCGCGAAAGCGGAGGAACGGCGGCTCGCGCGAGCGAAGAAGCTGTTGTCGGCGGGGGAGATCGACCAGGCGTTCGAGCTGGTCGAGTCGGTGCTGCGCGAGGACCCGGACGACGCGCAGGCGCTGGTGATCGCAGCCGAGGCGCTGAAGAAGGCGAAGAAGCTGCCGTTGGCGTACTCGCTGGCGGCACGGGCGGCGCAGCTGCGCCCCGAGCGGGCGGAGACGTGGGGCGCACAGGGCCACGCCGCGCAGCAGCTGTGGCGCCTAGACGAGGCGATCGCCTGCTACCGCAAGGCGCTGCAGCGGGCTCACACGACCGCGCTCAAGGCCCTCTACACCAACAACCTCGCCTCGGTGTACCTCGACGCCGGGGACTTCCGCAAAGCCGAGGCGCCCGCCCGTGAGGCGATCGCGCTCGACCCGGTGGACGTCAGCCCCCGCCACAACCTCGGGCTGTCGCTGCTTGCACAGCGGCGCTGGGAGGAGGGCTGGGCCGCCTATAGCGCGAGCATCGGGAGCCCTGCGCGCCTCAACGTGAAGTACCTGCCCGAGCCCGAGCCGACCTGGGACGGCACCCCCGGGCAGACGGTGGCGATTTACGGGGAGCAGGGGCTCGGCGATGAGATCAGCGCCGCCTCGATGCTGCCCGATGCGATCCGCGACTGTCGCAAGGTCATCGTGGACTGCGACCCCCGCCTTGCCCCCCTGTTCCGCCGCTCGTTCCCCGAGGCCGCGGTGCATGGCACCCGCCAGTCGAAGGCGCTGGACTGGCCCGAGGAGGACCGCGCGCTCGATGCCAGCGTCGCTGCGTTCGAGATCGGCCGCTTCTACCGCAAGAGCGACGCGGAGTTCCCCGGCACGGCGTACCTGACCCCGTGCCCTGACCGGACTGCGATGTGGAAGTCCTTGTTTGCGAGCAAAGGCAAACCGGTGATCGGCGTGGCGTGGTCGGGCGGGACGTGGGCGAACGCCGGCCGGCATCGACAGATGCCGCTCGCGGAGTGGGCGCCCTTGTTCGAGGCCGTCGACGCGCACTGGGTGTCGCTGCAGTACAAAAGCGCCGCCGCCGAGATCGCCGGCACCCCGGTGGTCGAGTACCCCTACGCGACGCTGACCAAGGACTACGACGACACCGCGGCACTGGTTGCAGCCTGCGACCTCGTGATCTGCGTGCAGACCTCGGTCGGGCACCTAGCGGGCGCGCTCGGCGTCCCGGCGTGGGTGCTGGTGCCGAAGCAGACTCAGTGGCGCTACGGCGAGGACTACACCGACACGCCCTGGTATCGCTCCGTGAAGCTCTACCGAGCCCGCACGGGCTGGCCCATTCAGACCCTGACCGCCGACCTCCGGAGGCACTTTGCTCATCTCTGACGACTACCGCGCCGCGCAGGAAGACATGCACGCGCGCTACACCTACGGCGTCGCCAGCATCAAGCGCGCCCCGCTCGTGACCGAGATCCTCAACCGGCTGGAGATCACGCACCTCCTCGACTACGGCTGCGGGAAGCACACCAACCTGCTGAAGCACATCAAGCCGAAGCACAAGCTCACATACCAGGCCTACGACCCGGGCGTGCCCGACTTCGCCGGGGAGCCGATCCCGGCGCAGATGGTGGCCTGCATCGACGTGCTGGAGCACATCGAGCCCGAGCTGCTGGACAACGTGCTCGACCACCTGCAGTCGCTCACCGAGCTGGTGGTGATGCTCACGATCGACAGCGGCCCGGCGGGCAAGGTGCTCTCGGACGGGCGCAATGCGCACCTGATACAAGAGCCCATGGCCTGGTGGTTGCCGAAGCTCTCCGCCCGCTGGGACCTGCAGACCGTGCAGAAGATCAGCGACCATAGCTTTTACGTGATCGGGTACTGCCTGCCGCGCTCGATCGAGGGCGTGGACGGGGAGAAGCTCGCCTCGTGATTACCGCATTCGTGGGGTACGACCCGCGCGAGGCGGCCGCGTACCATGTGTTTTGCCAGAGCGTGATCGAGCACGCCTCGGTCCCGGTGCGCTTTGTGCCGCTGCATCGCCCGATGCTGCAGAACTTCGACGGCCAGAGAGACGGCAGCAACGCGTTCATCTTTTCGCGCTTCCTGATCCCTGAGCTGATGAACTTCAGCAACGAGTGGGTGGCGTTCTTCGACGGCGACATGGTGATGCGCGAGGACATCGCGGACCTGTGGGCGCAGCGCTCGGTGAACAAGGCGCTGATGGTCGTGCCGCACGCCTACGAGACCGCGCACCCGCGCAAGTACATCGGGAGCCCCCTGGAGTCGATCAACGTCGACTATCCGCGCAAGAACCAGTCCTCGGTGATGCTGTGGAACTGCGGGCACTACGCGCACCGCATCCTCACCCGGCAGTTCCTCGAGGAGGCGGGCGGGGCGTTCCTGCACCGTTTCCAGTGGTTGCGGGATGACCAGATCGGGCACCTCGGCGACGAGTGGAACCGGCTCATCGGGGAGCAGGAGAGCGACGGCGCGAAGCTGCTGCACTACACGCTTGGGGTGCCGGGCTTCGCTCACTACCGCGACTGCGACGGCGCAGCGGACTGGCACCGCACGCTGACCCGCGCCCTGCGCATCGAGGGACGCTCGCCGCCCGACATCGTCGCGGACGCGTTCAACAGGAGCTGACATGGCCGTCATCACGAACTATGAGACGCTCGGGACCGCGATCGGGGACTACCTCGCCCGCGATGACCTGGCCTCGTTTGCGCCGAACTTCATCCAGAACTGGGAGGAACGCTTCTACCGTCAGCCGCTCAACTGGGCAAGCTGGATGGAGAGCAGCACCTCGTTATTGACGACCGCGGCGACCGTGCCGGGGGACTTCCTCGGCATCAAATACGCCACCCTGACCTCGAGCCCGCCGCTGCAGCGCGTCTCCTCACAGATGCTCTACGCGACCTGGCCGCGCAGCATCCCCGGCAAGCCGCGCATGATCGCCCGCGATGGGACGTCGTTCGTGTTCGGCCCTGAACCGGACGGGGAGTACACGCTAACCCTGCGCTACTTCGCAAAGCCTACCGTGCTGCGCTCGGTGGTCGACGGCACAAACTGGCTCACTACGAACGCGCCCGACCTGTGCCTGTACGGCGCGCTGTTGGAGGCCGAGCCGTTCCTCAAGAACGACGGCCGCATCGCCGTGTGGCGGGACTTCTACACCGACGCGTTGGCGGACTACCGCGATCAGTGGAAGGAGGAGGAGTTCGGGGGGTCGCAGATGGTGGCGACGCTCGGATGAGTATCGGCGTCGTCAAGTTCGCCGAGTGGCTGCCCGACCTCCCGGCGCTCGACAACCCAGGCATGACCGAGGCGAAGAACGTCATCCCCTCGGACAGCGTCTACAAGAGCTTCCTGCCTGTCACCGGGATCGGCGACGCCCTGACCGCAGCCCCTATGGGCGGCGTGAGCGCGGTCGACACCTCGGGCGCCGGGTACTTCTACATCGGCACGAAGCAGAAGATCTTCGTTCGCGCCGGCTCAGGCTGGGCGGATCGCTCGAGCGCGACCTACACCACGGCGGACGAGGGCTACTGGTCGATGGTCCAGTACGACGACCTGGTGATCGCCACGAACTACAACGATGTCCCGCAGTGCGGCACCGCAGGCTCGTCGGCGACCTTCGGGGCGTTGTCGTCATCGGGCACCGCCCCCTCGGCGCGCTGCGTCGGGGTGATCGGGCGGCATGTGGTGCTCGGGGACACGAACCTCACCGCGCCTGCACAGAATCGCGTGCAGTGGTGCGCCATCGACGACCCGCGAAACTGGCCCACCCCGGGGACCACCACCGCGCAGAGCGTGCAGTCCGGCGAGCAGTACATGAACGCCGCTTACGGCCCGGTCACGGCGATCGTCGGCGGGGAGAGCTACGGGCTCATCTTCCAGCGCAACGGCATCTCGCGCATGGCCTACGTCGGGGGCAATGTCGTCTTCCAGTTCGACACGATCGAGCGGGCGCGCGGGGCGCTGTTCCCGAACGCCGTGGTGCAGTTCGGGCGCCTGGCGTACTTCATCTCAGGCGACGGGTTCTAC